GTATCCTCTCCTATCCCAACCCCGCCCCCCTTGCGCTCGCTCCGCATCTCTCAGCCCAACCGCTCGCCGACGCACACGAAACGAACACAAGCCAGCGGGCCGAGAAAAGCCCCGGCATCGCGAGGATGGCCGGGGCTGGGGTTAGGCTATCCGAATGGACAATCAATTTTCCACGTCAGTGTGCCGTACATACCTTGGTTGCTGACTGTCGTATAAGTGGCAATAGCACCTTTATCTCGTTTGGGAAATACAATGTAGTTAGTATCTTGATTGGGGTTACAAAGTAACCCAAGGCATCCTCCTACAGCATTATAACTGTTAGGACAAGTAATGAGAAGGTTATCACTGCCTCCTGTTGTGAAGTTTTGTGCAAAAGTAGCAGTTACCATGTAGCCTTGTCGGTACAAATTCGGCCCAGCTTGACCTGCTGATGTTGTCGTTGCCACTGTACCCCAAAACATATCGACGGTACCACCGTTTAGAACAGTTGCCATATATCCCGCTGCAACGAGGTTTCCGAGTGATTTGAGGTGAATGTGGTCGCTCGATGTGTAATTGTTAGCGGTCGTGTATGAGTAATCGTAGAACCAATCCCAGCAAATCGTAGACGCGATATTGCGCGAGTTGTTAGCTGCATACTGCGCTATAGATTCTTGAACTAATTTGTATCTGAAAAGCGTTGTGGGCTGGCACCCGCTGTTGGCCATCAAGCCGATAAACACATGCACTTTAGCATTGGGAAAGTTATTGTTGATATTTCCGATAAGATTATTTACACCTTGAGTAATATTATCGCTTGAAGCTTGATTTCGCGCATCGTTAACTCCACCAGCAACGACAATCAACTTAACATCGGAATTTTTATAACCTGCATTATTGAGGTTGGTTTTCGCGGTTTCCAACTCTGCATTGAAGTTAGTCGTACCCTGCGGTGCAAACGAGCAGCCTCCGTTAGACACGTTGAAATAGCGATTAGTTGGTATATTTAGCTTTTGTGCAAGGTAAATAGGCCAGCCAGTTCCGTTAGGTTCCTCGCTCGACCAACCACCGCCAATACTGTCACCAAGGAAGATGGCAATACCATCGTCTCCAACGGGGCTAGTAGAATTTTTAATGTCGTCAATTTGCCCTTGCAATTTGCTATCAGCTGCTTCATAGGCCGTGATTGCGTCTTTAATTTCCTGTTCCAACGTCTCGTCCATAACCATACGCGCCTGTTTCTCGTTTTCAATAGCAGTTGCGTTAGCCGTGATTCGCCCATCAAATGCTGCCACTTCTGCCCGATACGCCTCAACCTGCGCGTTGAAATTGCCTGTCAATGCCCAGTACTCGCTATTGGTAATCTCAATACCCGTAGGCACATACTGCCGGGAGGTATAGCTATTGCCCTGATAGGTTACGATGGTTAGCGGTTCGTACTCGCGCGTATCAGACCACTCAAGCGGCTCTGCGAACAGCGGCACATAGCGAGCACCCACATACTGCCTCACACCAGGAGCAGGCGCATCGGTCGGCGTGTCTGCCAGCGCTGCAATGCGCTGCGCAAGCGCTTGCATCTGCTCGTCAGTCAAGTTTCCAGGGTTAGCCATCTTTTTTACCTCACAATCTCCGGGGTTTGGTTAACAGTCTCGGTGTTTTTCGGCTCGACCTCCCAGCGGAGAATGAGCCGCCCGTAGGTATCTTCGGCGTAAACGTGTCCCGTGTCAAAGACAATCTCGTTCCATGATTGCGGTACGTAGGCCACGAAATAGCCCTCAAGGTTCAGTCCGAAGTACACCTGTTTCGCAGTCTGAGTGAACACAAAGTCCAGGTTATCGGCAATCCACTGCTTCACCTGCTCTTTATAGTAGTCATTGAAACCCGACTCTTGGAACTTTTCGAACTCCGCTTGCAACTTGTCCAGCGCGTCGAGCACGGCCTGGTAGTTGTCCGCCGTGTTCTCGCTGAAGCAAATGGTCTTCCACAGGTATTCGCAAATCGCCTTAATGCGCTCCTCTTGCGAGTACACATCCCAGTAGAATTTCGGAATTACCGGGGTGTAGTCGGTGAAGGCCCACCACCTCGGGGCGAACTTTACGAAATCGCCCACATTGCACTGTCCCATCGTGCACCTCCTTAAAATGCGTCCATGTCCACCGTGAGCAAACAGGTGAACAGCTCGTCTAACTCTTCCAATATCATAACATCCACGGTTTTGAAACGGTTCTGAATTTGCTCCCACTTGTCCAGCACGTCGCCCTCGGTAATATTCTCGAATTCACGATCATTTCCGGAGCTGGCATAATCGGAATTCCCCGATAGCATTGTCTCGGGAAACTCGCTGTGAATGTCTCGGGATTTTCCGTAAGTGTTGGAGGTTTGGAGGGGATCTAACCCTTGCTCTTCCAACTTGTACAGCTTTTTGTACTTCGGCATGATCTCGTTCATCTTCCGCATGAACTGCTGTTTCCAGCGACCCGGGGGGAGGATTCCGATTTCCCGGTAGAAGAAACGTGCCTCGAACATAGAGCAGACGCGCTTGTACTGCTCCACGCTGTAGTAGTCCCATGTCCAAGAGGGGTCTTCCCAATCCACCCAACCCGCCTCAATAAGCTCACCGAGTTGAATAGTTACGACGCTGTGAAAGTCCCTATCCCAGTTGAGCGGTGTCAGACTCGTTACCCCCGAGCAAATCATCGTTAGCCATCCTTTCCAGCGTGTGCGTGTAGTTGTAATTGCTGCTCTCCCACTCGCTCGCCCAGTAGACGTGAACGTTCAATCCGAAACGCTCATTCAACTTGTTCGCTGCCTCGCGACGTGCCTTGAGGGGGTTGTACCGATTCAATTCTGCGGGGCTTTGCAGACTCGTCACTTCGTCCTCAATCATGCGCTCGCTCTTCTGGGTGAGGGAGTCGATGCCGAGCAGGGTGTAGACCTGCGTCCAGATGTTGCCCTGGGCCGTCTGCAATTCCTCGCCGATAAAGGGAACGTTGAGGTTCAGCACGGTAACGGACTCGGCCAGCGTCTTAAGGCGCTTGGTGCCAAGTATTGCCGGTTCCCCTCCGTAGAGCTGTTTAAAGATGTTGATACCGTCAAGTTCCTCCACGCCGTTCTCATCCACGGCCAGCGCTACGGGCTTGTGCTGCTGCAATAGGTTGATGTCAAATGTTCGGTCGCATAGGGCCAAACGTCGCGCGAACACCGACAACTTCCACATTAACGGGGTACGCATCATGTTGTCATAGAGCACCACGCCGTTAGACCAGTTGCAGGGGAAGTTGGGTCGTCCCGCTTGGCCCATGGCGCGCCAGCGCTGGGGCAGGTCGTACTTGTTGGGTTGTCCCTGCTGAATCGCTTGGAGGGAGTACCACACGCCCGCATTCTTGGCGATGGTAGCCACGCCCTCGGTGAGCAATGTCCATTCCAGATATCGCTCGTTGCAAGTCTCCGGCAAGCCCTCCCAACGGAAACGGGAGAGCGCAAGCCCCATTAGCCAATCCTCATAAATGAGCGCCAGCTCCTGATTGTACGCCGCGCTCTGCCAATAGCGCGCATCGTTTTTTCCGTGCTTCTTTCTAGCCATGTCAGTTCTCCCATATATCCGTTGCGCCGATTATAGCAGGTTCGCGCCATACGGTCGTGCCCTCGATCAGAATGGAACGGATGAGGGTCGCCGCTGCTTGTGTGCACGCGCGGGGGATAATCCACACATCATCGCATTGCCAATAAGTGAAATTCCTCATCACCTGCCAGTTTTTGAAATCCCAGTACTGCCCCAATGCGTAGCCGTACCGCGCGAAATGGGACGCCGCGGCCATAATTGAACCCTCGTCCTGGGTCTGCACCTCGAAGACCCAGCCCAGCGGACGAGTCGATGCCGTGCCCGCGTTCGCGAACGTCCCGCCCTGAATGGGCGCGCCCAATGCTGCCTGTTTGATCTGGTTGGCGATGGCGCTTTGCGCGGTATCGCGATTCGTTCCGGCGTTTCCCACAGCTGTGTTGTAACTTCTGATAGCGTTTCCCGTGTAGCTTCCCGTACTCGCTACATCACCCGACGCGTCCACCTCGGCACCGGTGCCTCCCTTGATCAATGCGCGGTCGTTCACGGCCTGAGCATAGTTGAGATTGTTGGAAAGCGTCACCTGACTTGAGTTCTGTGCCCGCGTGAGCACTTGCGCCTCGCCGACATATCCGGTAGCGTCCCCTCCCGTGTAGCTGTTCAAAATGGCGTTGTAGTCGCCACCGCTCACCTGACTGATAGACCCGCCGTACATGGCCGTCAAGTACTTGATGTTGGCCAGATTCGAGGCCTTATAGGCTCCTTCCTGCGATGAGGCCAGCGTGTGCAGGTTGATACCGGACATGGCCGTGTTGGCCAACGCGGTGCCGACGCCGATAGCCATACCTGCGGGCCCTCCCGAGATAGCGCCGCCTATGAGCCCGTTTCCAATGGAGGCAGTGGCCGTGGTCGAGGCGGTGATGTAGTTCTGGGCAATAGCGGAGTTGTACGAGATCGTGGATTGTACAATCGACTCGGCAACGCCCGCCGCTTGCTGATCTGCCGCATTGAGGTACATATTCGATTGATAGACGTTGGCCGAGTTGATGGACGCGCGCGCATGGTTGCGCCCCGAAGTCGCGTCAGTGTAACCAGCGTCCGCACTGTCGCGCGCATTGTCGCGCCCCGCCGTCGCCGTGCTGACCGCCGTGCTGTAGGCATTTTGCAATGCCGTCTCCGCTTGGGCCCGGTCGAAGTGCGTTGCGTAGTCGTTGACCGTCCCAGCGTCGAGGTAGACGGCGAAACTGGGAATTTCCAAGCTTCGCAGCGTTTTCAGGGCGTCGCCAGCCCACGGCATCGATATACTGCTCAGCGCCGCAAACGCCAGGGACGCCGACGCGCCGCCCAGGTGGACGTAGGTATCCACAGCGATGAACGGGCCCGCCAAGTTCAGGCGCGCGGCGACGGAGATGTCCCCCTCGGTCTCCTCCACTTTGATTTCCACGTCGCCCGCATCGGTATGCGCCATGATACGCGCATAGGGGTACGTGTAAAGTTTCGCCATGTCGGCGCATTTCGCCGGATATCCGAAATCTGTTTTGCTCCACGCCGACACCTCGAAGGTCTGCCACGGGCGCGCCATGACGCGGGCTACCGATACCCCCGCGAATGTGTAAGGCTCGCCCGTCGCCACCAATTCGGCGGGGGCGAACCATACCGCGCGGATCGTCTGGAACGCCTGGGGCGTCTGTGCCTTCATCGCGGACAAAAGCCCCGCCAATTTGTCGGGAGGGACGCAAAACGACAATAAACTGGGCGTATCATCCGAATATAGCGGCTCTGCCGGTACCTGCCATGTTCCCGCCGTCTTGCTCCCCCAGCTGCCCCAGCTGACGGCGGTCATGGTGATGACGGCCAGCACCTCCCCGTTGAACACGTGCGACTTCACGGCGGGAGTTCTCGCGAACGTGCCGAACGTCACATCCGGGGCCGTGAGCATCGCCTGGTTCGCATAGGGGTTTTTAAGATAATCCCCCGCGTCGATTTGCGCCATGGGCGCGTGGCCCCGGGCGAGCATCATCCCCGACACGTCCACGGAGTTTATATAGGTGCTCCAAACGTCCAGCTGCACATGGCAGAGCGTCGTATTCGGTGCCAGCTCCTCCACGGCCTCGCAGAAATAGAGGTAGCGCGCGCGGGCGGGCGCGGCATAGCTCACCGGGTCGGATGGCGTAGGCATTATCGGATAATCGAGCACGAGGTAATTGTACTGGGTCGCCGCGTTGAACGGCACGGGAACCTTCACCGTGTTGTCCGGCTGTACTTGGAACATGGTCGGCTCGTCCACCTTGTAGCCGTCCAGGTTGTCGAAATAGACGTCCCGGGCCTCGTCCGTCTCCCAGTGCACGACGTTTCGGTAATCCCCGTCCCAGCTGACTGCGCATAACTTTATGCGCGCGTTGTCCTCCCAGCGCGAGTAATCGAAGTTGTTTCGATATTTCCATACGTCGATGTTCGACAAATGCGGAAATGCCGTGTCTCCGATATGGGGGAAATCTCGTTCCATTTACTTGCCTCCTTTTAAATACAAACGAGGGCACCGCAACGGGTGCCCTCATTCTAGCAGGTTGCAGCTGCAAGCTACTGCGCCGTGGTGGCCGTCTCCGTGCCGTGCACGTCGGTCGTGCCGCTCGCGCCCTTTCCGGTGCGTTTGGCCTTTACAGTGGGCTTCACGGGGTCGGTCGCGCCGGTTGTCGGCGCGGTGATCGTCACCGCATGGCTCGCCGTGTATTTGCTCGTGGCCGCGCTCGGGTTGATATACGCACTCGTGGCCGTCACCGTCACAACCGCGCCCGTCGGCATATCTTCTGCAATATGGAGTACCGCGAACTTATCGACGTAGGTTTTCATGGGGTCGATATCGATGGGCGAGCCGGGGGTGTCGTCATCGGGTTTGGCGGTCACCGCCGACACTTCGAACAGCGCCGCATCGGGCTCCACGGCGACGCCGTACCCGGCGGGGGTCATGGTGCCCGTCAGGTTCACGGTAAGCTGAACATCGGTGCCCGCCTCGGCGGTGGCCGCGCCCGTCACCGTGATGCCGGTAACCGCCTGCTTGACAGTCGGAATGGTCGTGCCGGTATCTCCAACCGTGAACAGGATTGCCGGAACGAACGGCGACGCGCTCACGATCTCCCAATGATGCAGGTAGTAATTGGTCGCCAGCGTCTCGGCATTGTAGAAGGAGGTGTTCTCGTAGAGGGTATCCTGCAGAATAAAGAAGTCCTCGGTGGTCAGCATCGCGACAGTGTTCGGAATAGGGAACTCGTCCACGATGATCTGGCGCACGTTCACCTCGGCCATCTCCACATGGAAGATGCTGGACAGCACTTCGACGGACAGCGACGCCGCGACAGCGGGCGTCACGAGGAGCACCAGCTCCGAGGGTTTCGCGAACACCGGAACGGACACGTTCGCCGCGTTGTATCGCGCGCTCGGGAACTGGAGCATTCCCACGAGCGTGCGAACTGCGGTCAGGAACTCCTTGCCGCTCGCCTCGTCGCTCGGAACCTTCGATAGCGGATACTTGTAGAAACCGTAGGCGTTCTCATAGGTCGCCAACATATTGAGCGCAATTCGGTACTCGTCGTAATTGTCGGAGTTGACGGGGGCCTGCATGATACCCGCAACAAGGCGGTTCAGGCCGTAATCATCCAGAAATGCGTTCTTCAATTCAGGCAGCACTACCGAAATAGGATATTTGTCCTGACGGTTCTGAGTGTGATACGCCACATCGCCCTCGGGTCGGTGCAAGCGTAGCAGGGATTCAACATCGTCCTTGTAGGCGTGGGCCTTAACCCAGTTGAGCGCGATTTCCTGGACGGTCGTGCCATAATTGAGTTTGGCGCGCTTGAAGACGGCCAGCGGGTTAGTCCATTCGAGATTGCGCACATAGGTGTAGGCAATGCGGTTGACCAGAACGTCCATGAACTGGTTCAGATAGGCATTGTTGCCCGGTTTGAACAGCGCGCGCCACGTCGCCTCCAAAGAGTTGACCGTGGGATTTGGAATGCGCTGCTGGAAGTCGTTGCCCGCCTCCAACCAGATTTTCTCAGCGATGACGGAATTTTCAAGTGCCATGTTTCTACCTCCTTTAGATGTTCAGCTCGTCGGCCAGATCGTCCCAGTCGCGCGCCGTGATATCAGCGTCATCGTCATCGTCGATGCCATCGGGGACAGGTGCGCCGTCGCCCTCGTCGGCCCCGTTGTCGCTCGCGATGCCCTGAATAGCGTCGAGTCGGCGCATGACGGCGTCGTTGTGCTCGGCGAGCTGTCGGCTCAAGTCCTCGATTCGCCCAACGATATCGCGGAACTCCTCGATACGGTGATCCGCCTCGCCTTCGTCGATACCGCGGACGCGCTCGATATCGTCGCGCAGCTCCTCGTTTTCCTCGTCCATGATCTTCCTTTCGTGTCGGGGATTCGCCTTCCGCGCATTATAGCACGATAGAAAAAAAGCACCCCCGCCGACATGATAGCGGCGAGGGCAGATAGGAGTTTGCCACAGCATCGGGGGCGCGCCTGAAAGCCGTACCCTGGGGCCGCCCGTGCGGCGCGCTCTTCACGCGGGGTGTCCGCATTCGGGCTACTCGGCGACTGCACCGCCGCGCCCTGGCGAGCCCCATTATCTCACCGAAGACCGTAGAGCGCAAGGCAGTCGGCGAGCGCCTGGCGCGTCCCATCGGAATCGCAGCGCACGAGGCCATATTGGTAGACTTCCAGAAGGTAGCGCATCGCCGATTCGTTGCGCTTGGCGAAAAGCGCGTTGAACTCCCCGTCATCGTTGGTGAGCGCGTAGAGCGGAGATGCATCGCGCGGAAGCTTGGCGGTCACGTAAAGATATCCCTCCCGCTCGTCGCTCCAAACGGCGAGACGGTGCCCCCGTCCCTTTATCGCGAACTCGAATTTGGCCCGGGCGGGCTTGCGCCCGACGAAAAGCCCCGTGGCATCCTGGAAAACGTTGTCCATGGCACCGCCCGCGCCCTCGGCGAGCGATGCGAGCGCTCCCGCTACCGTCTCCGTGCGCCGTCGGCGGGTGTACTCGGTCGGCTCCACGTAATCGAGCAGAAGGCGACGCCCCAGCCCGGGAATCTCGTACCACGTTTTTCCGAACTCGGGCGGCTTGCGTATGCCCATCACCGTGAAATAGGGATTTCGCATCGATAGCGCATTGGCAAGCAGGTACACGCGCGGCTCGTGCCTACGGGGCACCCCCGGAACCTCGCGGCTCACAGAATCGATCATCTGGGTCAGTACGTAGTACTCATTGGGCAAATAGCGCTGGAATCGGTTCATGGCCCGGTCTATGATCGCCTCATCGAGCATTATCCGGTACACATCCGCGAATGTTCGCTGCTTGAATTGCTGCATTTGAGAGAGCGCGCCGAAGTACCCCATTACCTGCCAATTTGGTTTATCGCCCTCGGGCACGCGCTCGGCAATCCATGCGGTGCTCGCGTCGGTTTTGAAAATGTAGTTCGGAAATTCCACGTCGGGCCCCTGCTGCAATTTGTCGAAGTAGCCCGACGATACCGGTGCCAAATCGGTCTTGAAGCGCACGAGCTGCACGAAACGGCTTTTGTCTTTAAGGTAATCGCGCACGAATTGACGGCGCAGCCCGTAGGTCTTCCCCGCGTCGCGCGATGCGCAAACCATGGTCATATATGCGTCTTTTGAAAATGTGTCGCCCCAGTCGTAGAATTTACTCTCTGTCAAGGTAAGCACCTCCCTCGTTGTGCCCCAGAAACTTCATCGCATCGTCCACCTCGCGCCCTATCTCGCGCAAATACTGAAGATTCTGGGCATTGGAAATCTTCGTTGTGTCGCCGATGACGCGGGCAGATGGATAGAGCGCGACCGAGGCGGGGGCGTCCACATGGGCGGTATTGCCGCGCCAGTCGGTCACATCGCGTCGCACACGTTCGGCGGGGTGCGGGTGGGTTCTCTCCAAGTGGTAGCAAAGTCCGTAATCCACCACAGAATTATAGCCGAGCAGCGATGATGCCACGTCCTCGAATCCCATACCCGCCGCTTCCATGTCGCGAGCCCAATCCTCGGCATTGTAACGATCAGAGGGACGAGACAGCCCCGCGCAGATGATATGGTACGCGCCGAGCGCGTCCCTGTCCATGCGCGCCTTGTTCCATGCCTCCCAGTGCAGGGGGTAGCGCGTCGCGCCACCGCAATCCTCGATATCGAACTCGCCGACGCCCGAAAGCTCGCTCGCCAAATAGGGGAAGTTGCGGCGCACGCGCTCGCTCCCATGATCGATGGCCGCACGGGCCGCGCGGTGCAGCGGCGCGAGTGCGGTCAGTATCTCGGCATCCGTCACATCACTGTCGCATGTCAGCTTAATTGAATCAGTGTCCCCGCCGCATGCCCTCGCACGACCTCCCAGCGCCTCATAGAGCAATTCGAGCGCTATAACGAGGTGCATTCTAGAGCCGCCCACGATGCGACTTCCGAAGTTGTACAGAACTTTCACCGCCTTGGGCTTTAGATCGTCGTAGGTTTCGAGACTGGCGACAGTCGCACGGTCTACCTCCAAAGTGCCGTCGGCGAGACACTTGTAGGAGGGTTTCATTATGTCCTGGGCCTGTGTGCCGTAAATGCCATTGAACATTCCCTTGACAGTCGAATTGTAATAGGCTTTTAGAAACGCAGGCGAGGCGACACCCGTCCGCACGTCCTCGGCGATGGCCTCGGGCACCGTCGCCCCTATGGGGCGCTCGTAGGGCACTCCCTCCTCGTAATGGTTGACAATTTCCTTCATGGCGTTCTTGGTCGCGTAGAGCACATGGGTTTGCAGCACGAGGTAATCCGGTGCCTTCACGAAGTTCTGGGAATACTCTCCGCAGATGACGCGCATATCGTCCCAAACGTAGGCGCGCGACAGGTTCCATAATTCGACCTCTGTCAGATGCAGGGTCGCGGCGTCGGCGCTTATGAGCTTGGAGAACGCGAAGCGCGCACCCGTGGCCGAGTCCATCCAACCGCTTTGCCGGGTCGCCTCCTCGGCAACGGCGCCGGAGGGCGTCATGAAATCAACGTCGCCGATTTTCGAGGTAAATTTCCCCTGGGGTATGAGCGCGATTCCCTCGCGCTCGAAGACGGTTCCCGGCCTGAGCCGGATACCTGTGAATCGAATGCGCGCATGGAGAGCGAACGGAAACGGGCACCAATAGCTCCTCAGCACTTCCGCGCGACTCGTCTCCAATATGCGCTCTGCCACCCGCTGCAACGGCTGTGCTGTTTTCGGCACACGGAAATTTCGCGGCATATAGCGTCCCGCTATGAAAAGATGGTGCATGCTCGTCACATCCAGGCTCGCCACATTGGTCTGCACCGTAGCGGCGAGGTTCGCGGCGGTGAACGTCAGCCCCCCTCTGAAACAAGCCTTGCGCAATGCGTACAAATAAAAATTCGGGGCCCATTCGCGTATGCAGGTCATTTTGAAGGCATCGAAAAGCGAATGACGATGACCATTGGAGAACGTCACGCCCTCGCGCCCTATGGTGCGCTGTGCCATCTGACGCACCAGCGATGTTTTAGTGAGCACCGTACATCCCAGCATATCGGCGTCGAGCCACTCGTTCGCCTCAGTGAGCCAGCGGAGATATGCGGGGATAACCTGCACGTCGCGCGCCGCATAGTGCAGCTCATCGGCAGTCAAGGGAGTTTCTGGTGTGCGAATTAGATTGTAATCCCAATCGCCGAGCGCCTTTGCAAGTCCGCAGGTGCGCCCCATCGCGGCGAGTCCGCCCATTTCAAGATAATAGGTGTCCCATAATCGGAGACATATATCGCCCTCGTAGCACAAATCGAGCGTATAGACATGGGTCGATGACTGCGCATTCACCGCAATTTCGTAGTCTCGCGCCAGATCGTGCATGAGCGGTTGCAAATCGAACATGAGATTGTAGGCGCACACCACGGGCACGACGCCCGCCGAATATCCCCATTGCATGAGGTCGCCCAGCCATTCCAGCACATCTCCCGCATAGCGGTAATAGCGGATATCATCGCAGGCATCGACCTCGTAGGAGCTTATATCGACGTCGCGTACATCGTTGCAGATATACAGGCAGGGGAACGCGACGGAGCGCGCCCCATCTTGGAGCGTGGTCGTTTCCGTGTCATATATGCCCGCTACCTTGAATGGGAGTTTACGCGACATTGTAGACGGGCACCGTGTAGGCTAGAAAATCGTTGGGGTAATTTCCGTCTGCCTCCACGCCCTCTCCCATGGCCTGCTGCAACGGATTTGCCGCGTCGGTCGTGTCGGCGATGCTCCCAGCCCCGGCAAGGCTCTTCGCACGACGCAGTGCCTCCTTATTCTTGCGCATTACATCGTTGAAGATCGCTTGCAGATCATCGCTTCCGTAATAGCTCATAATGCTGGCATAGCGGTCGCGCCCGCGCCCCGCCCAAGCGTGCTTGGTTGCGTTCCAAAACAATTGCACGTTCTCCTTGGGTATTGAGCCCGCACCGGCGCTTCCGGCCTTCATGTTGGCGCGGAACATGACATTGCGCCGCTGCACGGCGGTCGTGCGCGCCCCCGCCGTGTAACGGTCGAGATTGACAGCGGCGCGCTGTGCCTTGGATACGTCCGCCTCGCTGGGCTTCCTCCCCTGGTAGCTCTCCGATATCTGGCGCATGATCTCGGAACGGTACGCCCTCACCTGGCGCGTGTTCTTTACCTTGCCTGCCTTTATATCTCGGTCAAGTCTCTCCAGCGAGCGCTTCGCACGTCGGCGAGCATTGTAAATCTCGTCGGTTCTCTCTTCCTTCGCTGCATCGCGTCCCGCGCGCGGCCTTCTCGCCATGACTTCCTCCTATCGAAAAAAACGCCCCCGCCTTCTGGCGAGGGCGCACCTCATCGAATATCCGTGCCCTGTTTTTTAAAACTGAGGCACCAGGTTCTTAATGGTGTTGCCATTCGGCAAGTCCTTTGCCACGAAAGCGGCATGGATGCAGCCGTCGGGCAGAGAGTCCTTTCCGAAGTCAGAGAACATAGCCGCAATCTCGCGGACGGAGTTAGCAACGCCCTCGGACTGGGTCATGAGCACCGTGCCATCCAGAAGAACCAGATAGGTATCGGTGCAAGGGGTATTGGGAAGACGCGGGTCGCGGCTCTTGCGAATGCCGGGCTTGGTCACGCAATCCACAATGTCAAGAATCTCGCCCTCGTGGCCGTTCAGCGAGTCGGCGCTGTTGAGCGTCTTGAGCGTTGCCAGCTTGCCCTCGTTGGTCGCAAGGTCGAAGGTGTTCACATCGCCCTGGACGGCGTTGCAGGCAGAGGCACTTGCAATCTCGGTCGGCTCGGCAACGTAGGCGGTTATTTCCTGGGTCATAATTTCTTTCCTTTCGGTTTAGGCGGTGATTTCCGCATGGGTCATAAATTCTTCTAGCGTCATTGAATAGTAGTGCGATTCGATTTCAACATGGTTTATCGTGATTGATTCGTCGTTTAGCTCGCGCCGGAGCTTTCGCGTTGCCCTCTCGGGTGTGAATCGCCCGGGCAGTTCCTCGTACACGTCGAAGAACTCCCCGTCGTGCACCATCTGCCCCGAGCACCGCGAGAGGGCTATCGTTCGCCCTATGCGCTTTCTGTAGTCGATTTGAGCCAGTTCCATTCGAGTTTGTCACCTCCTTTTTTCGACGTAATGAAGTATAGCTGTTTAAATCAAACTCTGCAACAGTATTTTCTAACTTTTTTGTTTCAGTAAATCGTTAACGCGCTTCTGCACAGCATCATAGGCACTTCCTAGATTACTTTTGCGGGTTTCGCCATTGCCCCACATACCGGCTATGACCTCGCGGGCCACTTTATCGACTCCCGTCCATTTGCCCGTTAGATCGTGGTTGACGATAAGCTGGACAATGTTGGCAACGCGCCCCAGCTTCTTTCTGCGCACCTCGCCATTGCCCCACTTTCCTGCTATTACCTCGCTTGCGACAGCATCGACATAAGCGGTATTAGAGGCAACTTTCAGCGTGTATCTTGAATAATTGAGATCGACATTACCGTTTATTCCAGGCACATTTCCCTTTTCCGAATACTGCCACAACTGCCAGGCGCTTGTGTCCGGCTGGGTTGCAGACCAACGCGCCACCCATTTGACATAACCGTTGACATTGGACAGGTTCTCACGCCACCATGCTTGGCTGGCATAGATGCCGGGCACAAATCCGGCGGCTTTGACGCGCGAGCAGAATATAACGGCATGGGAGGCGCTTACCGCTTCCGTCCCCGGCTCCTCCGTATCGAAGAAAAGCGGATAGGCCATTGCATCGCGATATGGCGCGCACAGTCTTATAGCATGCTCGGCCTCGCTCATTGCCTGGGTCGAGCCCTTGGCGTAACTGTACAGATAGCAGCCGAAGGGAATACCCAGTCGTACGCATTCATTAGCGTTGCGTTTGAACTGCTCGTCATCCTGGTTCTCGAAATTCGAGCCATAGCCGCAGCGGATAATGGCGTGGTACCCTGCTGACTTCACGCGCTCCCAGTCAATGGAACCATTGTGATAGGAAACGTCAATTACCTTCTGCATCTCCGCCAACCTCATCATTCTGCTCGTTTTTGTCGAATATATGCAAAAAAGAACTGTCCGCCAAATCGGGGTTCAGCAGAACGACATTCTCTAAAATGCTTCCCACCTCGGTAACGCAAATCCAAACGAAGGCAAGCGAGAAACAAGCATCGCCGTAGTAATAGGGCAGCTCGCAGTAGTTCAAAAGCGCCTGAATGATGAGGCACACGCCCAGCACAACCAGATAGGCGAATTTGTGCACCAGTCCCTCGCGCATCTTCGTACTGGAAAATCCCTCGCGCAACGTGTGCCCGATAGTTCCGACTATATAGTCGATGATAACCAGCAGCAAAAGCAAAACCATTGGCTCGAATGTCATAGCACACATCCTTTCATGACAATGGCGCACACCGCGCCGACAACGCACAGCAGCCCCATGAAGGCCCAGACAACGCATCCGCCGTCTCTCATAGCCTGTCCCTTCTCTTCGGTTTTATCTGACGGTTGAAGTCTATCATGCCCCCGGTGCGGATGCGGTAGAGTATTTCCTCCCGCCTGTAAACATTGTCCAACGAATCGAGGAGCCGCCCTATCTGCCAGCAGAGCAGGGCGACGGAGAGGATGAGCAGCAATAGGCATACTTCTATGAGGTAAATAGATTCCATCATTTCTAAATCAACACCTGACACGCTGCCAACTTGGCCTTTGCCTCGGCTGCCGAGATGGCCCTGCCGTTCGCATCCTCCCATGAAGCGCGCCATTTGCCCCGGTCGGGGTTGCGCATCGTGCGGCGAGGATAGTAGCAACCGAGAATCTTCTGACCCTCAAGGGACAACCCCGCATAGTGCACGGGTTCGTTCCATTTCGCATATTCCTTTAGGATGCTGTAGAGAAGCGCAGCGCTCTTGAAGTCGCCGAAGTGCGCGACTATCTTCCAACCGTCGTTGATTTTAAAGTACATCATGACAAGCTCACTTTCACGTCGTGGTAATGGTTGCAGTGCGGGCACTTTACTTTGAAAATATCGAAATACCCCGGGGTAATTTCCTCACTCTCATAGCTACAGAAACGAGGCTCGCCAACCATCCCCGTAGAGGCTATGCGCATAGTCTTGTGTTCAGTTGCCGCGCGCCAGACCGTGCTACGGTCAACACCGGCCCACTCGGCACAAGAGGAAATGGAGGGGAATACCCTGCCACCGAGGTACACGGGTCTAGACATTAGAGCACCTCCGATAGACGGGACGGCGGAAATAGTCACAGATATTCAAAGGATCTATGCGCTCCTTGAAATGAGGCGTTACCGAGTACGTTTGAATTATGCCGCTTTCCTCGCGCTCGAAAAGGTAATACCAACCTGCCTTGATCTGTTCCCTATCTTCGGCGAGCTTAATAGTTTGAAACTCGGGATTGTCCTGCATGAGCGCCATAGCGTGACCGTAGGCCTGATAAGTGTCGAAGTGATAACGCTTTGTCTCGCAGGTAACAGCAGGCAAGCCCGATTCACATATGGGCAGAATAGCAAGGGCCACATAGTAGCTGGGCATTAGAGCACCTCCACCTGGGCACCGTTGTCCCACCACTCGCGCAGGGAGTCCTTGCACCTCTGGCAAAGATCTAGAGGCCTATTAGTTCCAATCAAAGGGTTCTCGTACAATGCCACGTAGTGCACGTCATCAGCAGGTTTATCGCCCAGAACACGCTCGCACCAGCGCTTGAAAGTTCCGACGGCTGTAAGCGACGGTACGTCAAACACAATCTCGCAACTAGCTCCGCATCGGTCGCAATAGCACTCTGTTACCTGACGTTTCATTTTTTTCGCTCCTATCTGATCGATTTTTTGCAACATTTTTTGTTGCATAATGCATCATACTACGCTATAATTAGACCTGTCAATAAGGACAACGGATAGGAGTTGAAATGACTTTGGAACAACTCATCACCTGCTATATATGCGCAAAAGCTCAAAGATCGTTGTCACCAAGATAACACCCTCCACCAAGGAACGCATTTTCTCCGGATATGAAAGGAACATCTGCAACGAGGTTACGTCGGAATTTATGGAGTTCTTAGAGAAGTATAAGAAATACCATGTTCTCAACTACAGAACCGCGATTGATAAAAACGGTATTCCCTACATCGACATTCTGGTGTATGAGTAGGAGGTGCGAATTATTCTAGCCTAACCCCAGCCCCGGCCATCCTCGCGATGCCGGGGCTTTTCTCGGCCCGCTGGCTTGTGTTCGTTTCGTGTGCGTCGGCGAGCGGTTGGGCTGAGAGATGCGGAGCGAGCGCAAGGGGGGCGGGGTTGGGATAGGAGAGGATAC